ACTATACTTATTTTGATGGCCATATTTTCAGTTCAGTTCCACACGCATGGCACAAGTGGATCAAAGACTATTCTCTTGCCGAGGCGAAAGCTATTCTTGCCAGAGTCCGAGGAAAGTATCAAAACGTGCCTACTCCTGGTGGGGGAGCGCAGCTGGATGGGACCGACCTGCAGACTCAGGCTGAGACAGCCAGAGAACAACTTCTCGAGGATCTGAGAAATTCCAGACAGAGTTTACCACCCATGTGGGGTTAATCATGGTTCTTTTTCCCAGTAAGACAGATATTGAGTTTCTTACCCGGATTAATCGGGAGGTCCATAAGCTGTTCTTTAACATTTATAAGCTTTACATACGCAATCTGAAAGAACAGCCTTACGACCCCCTTTATGGGGAAACTGATGAATCCACATTTTACTGGGAACCTCTTTGGATTCCGGCCTTTGTTGAATACACTGTGGAACGGCAGCGTCCTTTGATTATGTTTGGGAAGGACGAGGAGCGACGACTCGTTGTCTGGTGTTCCAAGAGGATAATGGAAGAGCTCGAAGTTGAACTCAAGACAGGTGATATCTTCATCATTGATAATAAGGAATTTGAGATCCTGGAAGAGAGACTGGAAGTTAATCTGTGGAACGAGAACATTCATCTGGATCGTGCATACTTGACAGAAATGAGAAGACAGGCCAGCACAAAGGACAATAGAATAGACCGTGAGGATGTCCCAGGGCATGATGAGCATGCTTATAAAGATGACATTGTTAAGGGGTTTGAGGGGTTTGATCCCGATAGCTCCTACGAGTTCACTGATGCACCATTTGACCCCAATTATCCTGAAGGGCCTTACGATCCATGATAACATTGAAAACATCAACATCGAAGGAAATTAATAAGCTTAATACGCTTTTCAATAAGGGTTGTGCGTATAAATACTTGCTGGTCCTTGAGAGAGAAGCAGATGATATCCTCAATGATATAAAACGAAGGATACTGGGAAGTAAGGTGTCCTGGGGAGAAGGCATTCTTAATATTGAAGCAAACAAGCAATTAGCAGATGCAATAATAATTGTGAAGGGTGAAAACAGAATCGGTATCTCAGTAAAGGAAGGAATTCATGAACAGAGCAAGCTGAGTTATATGGATGCCCTCCGGGCCCGGGAGTTCGGGACATCCAGGATCGAGGCTGACCCGTCGATAACGCCGGTTCTGACCGCAGCAAAGCTGAGGAGCAAGGCGATTGGCAGAGAGATCTGTGACAACCTTTTGAAGGAGCTCAGAAAGTCATTGAAATGAAAGAGATTTCACCAAAAGATGCATTTATGTATCGACCAACTGATGTTGCTGTCAGTAACAACGCCGGGACGTTGGAGATTCACGACAAGAAGATCCCGGTGGTATTTGCGACTCCGAGACGAGCTCTTGCCAGGTTAGCCAAGGCATTGCGGATTAAGAATACGGCAAACATACCCATGCCGTATATCTCAGTCAACAGAATAAACGAGACTTTGGATCAGACAAGGTTCAATTACAGTAGCTGGAGAAATTTAAAATATACAGAGGATAAAACAGCAGTACTCAAGGGGAAGCACCCTGTTCCCTACCTGTTCGATTACCAGATACATTTCTGGACCAAATACAGATGGGAACTTCAAACATTACTTGAACAATATTTAAGACGATTTGTACCAACCTACAGACAATCAGTAGATTTTGGGCAGCCCTGGGGTATCTTTGAATGCAATACGGTTCAGAATGGGATTGAGGATATGTCAGAGCTGGAACCAGGGGAAGAGGCAGAGAGAAAATTGCATAAAGTGGTAGCGATTCAGATCGGAACGTGGCTGATGCCTGTAACTGAATGGGTCCCGACAATGATCGAAGGTGAGATATGGTTCAGTGGACCTGTTGATCTTACAGGAGGGGATTTCCCCATCCCCGGGGAGTTTCAATTACCCGATACAGAGGAGCCTGCTCAGGAGCCTATAACAACCTTTGACGGTGATGTTCAGGTTCCTGGAAGCGGCGCTGATGCACCTCCCTATTATGCAGGGGAAGAGTTCGTCATCTGGCTAGAGAGAGCCATTGAAGAAAAGGAACTTGAAGCATCCGGGGAAGAAGTATCTGCAGCAGAGGCAGATGAGTATCTCATTGAAGATCCATAAACGCTTTTTGGAGGTAAGCATGGAAAAAGTACGAATTACAAATCGAACGAGACAAGCTATTCCCTTTCTCCTGCGGGATAAGGAGAAGAAGTTTGTCCACGGTCAGCTAAGGGCCGGTCAGGGGAGAATGATTACAGCCGATCAAGTATCCCCACAACTTGAGTCGCTCCACAAAAAAGGAATTATCAGGATCGAGCGACTTACTGCCGTGATACCGAAGCGACAGTCTCCTTTGACTGCACGCCGGGCAAGGGTGGCCGCAAAAAAAGTCCCTCAACCATCAACCAAAGCGGTGGCTAAAAAAGTCGAGGAAAAGGCCGAAGTGAAAACTGGGACCAAAAAGTCGACAACCACCAGAAAAAAGAAATAAGGAGGGCTAACTCATGGCAGTTTTTGTATCCCCTGGTGTATATACCCGAGAAATAGACTTATCGATTTATGCACCGCAATTATCAACAAGTATTCTTGGTAACATCGGGACATCGACAAAGGGCCCAATGAACCAGAAAGTCTATGTCAGCAACCACGCTCAGGCAATCCGGTATTTCGGTAACCCAAGTCCCAATCACCTGGCAAGTCTGGCACATCTGCAATTCTTTTCCAAGGGTAATCAAAGCTGGAGAGTCCGCATTGGTGACGGTACTGAAGATTATGCTTCGGTCGAGCTTCCTGTTGACGATGCACCGGCTATGATCAGAGGCACAGAGGAAGGTCCTTTTGCTCTGGTTGCTGCCAGTTATGGAGAATTGATCAGTTCCCAGATAGGCCCATTTAATCCTGTGCCATCAGTTCCCGGAAATAACATTGGCTTGGATGCAGTTCCCAATACTGGTTTTTGGGCAGCTGTGCTCAATGCGGAATTTAGAGTTAACTTTACTGACCGCGATGGGGCTTCTTCGTTCTTTGATGTTATTGGCCTGGATATCTCAACGGCTGCAGATGAAACTGCTGTTGCTGCTCTCATGGAGGCAGCTGTCCAAGTCACCTACCCATCAGTCCAGATAATCTGGAACTTTGTTGGGCCGGCTGGTTATTTTGAGGCCTATACAGGTGATGAACATTGTGGATCCAATGCAGCTATCTCCATTGTTGCAGTCCCCGGAGGAATAGGCACGGATATTTCAGGTGCCGGGTTCACCGAATTCTCCACGGGAAGTACCAGCAATGGAACGGATGGGACCGACAGTCTTCTCCTTGAAGATGAGACCTACGGTATTCAACTTGTGAAGCTGCCTGCAGGTCCGTTGACTGCAGACCAGGTTGCAGATGAAATTAACAATCAAACAAACGGCATCAATGCCTTTGAGGAACCTGCTGGTGCCGGGCAGTATTACGTAAAGATTCAGACCGATCAGCTCGGTTCAACCGGGTTCATTCGAGTCTTGGCATTAACCTCCACAATGAATGCATATTCAGTGCTTGGTTTCAATGGCCCCTATCCCATGGAAGATTATGGGACTGATGGCACGGTTGCCCTGAACATCTGGGTAAATCCCTGGGGCTGGTACAGATCAAATGACAGTTCGGCCAATCTCAGCAACATGCAGGCAGTTACCAATGGTTCGATCAGTATTGCTTTGGATGGTGTGGGTGCTCTTGGTGGCGTTGTTCCCGAGGATGTGACAGGGATTGATCTTTCCGCAGCGACAGATATGGACGAAGTTGCGTTGGAAATCCAGACAGCCATCAATGCTGCCTTTGCTGCGATTCCAAGTACAAAGACAGTCATGGTTACGTGGAGTAACCCTTACTTCTATTTTGTCAGTTTCGACACCTCATACACCGACATTGGGCCGGATTCTACTATTGCTTTCGGGGCCCCCGGTGGTGGAACCAATCTGCTTCAGTCTCACCTTGTTGCTCCTGGTGGGGCTCCAACTGATGGCCTTGATATTCAGCAGTTCCTGCTGACCCCAGGGTCTACTACACTCAGCCAGATCATTGCCGACCTTGCCGGGCTTGTTGACGCGGAAGCCTCAGCCTACAAAGAGGTCCTGCAGATTGCCACTACTATGGACGGCCCAGCTGCCTTCCTCATGGTTGATGCAGCCAGCACAGCCGATACTCCATTGGGATTGGATAACTCCGGGCACTGGGGAACACCGGTCGGTGCGGCAACTGCAATTGCTTACGCCCCAACTCAGGGGACCGACGGCAATAACCTCAGCCTGGTTGTCAGTGAGGCTTATCAGAGCACTTTACACAGTCAATGGGTATCGGACAATCCTCTGGAAGACGAGGAAGATTCTCCTTACTATGAATTCCGTGAGGCTGTAAAGTTTGATGTGTTCTGGAGTACCTACAAAGTGGGCAGCTACGACAATCTGGTCTTCGATGATCCGCAGAGCGAAAATTATTTTGAGACAATTCTTGGGACCCGGGCAAGCTCCTGGAACTCGCAACGAACTATATTATGTGAAGACCAAGGTCTCGGCCTCCCCCCAGCAGCAGGGACATACAGCTTGTCTGGTGGGTTAAATGGCGATGGTTCACTGTCGGCAGCGGATTATATTGGGGTTGTTGCTGATCCAAGCGGTAATCCTACCGGCCTTCAGATCTTCAGGAATGCGGAAACCCTCGATGTCAATATCATAATTATCCCCGGTGTGTCCGATGATGCAGTTATTGCAGCCATGCTGGAGCTCTGCGAGTACCGTGGGGATTGTATGTGCATAATTGATCCCCCACTTGGTCTTGATGGCCCCCAAGGCGCTGTCGACTGGTCAAACAGGCAGGGGACATATTCACCTGGTCAGCCAATCAATTCGAGCTATGGTGCAATTTATTGGCCCTGGATCAAGGTCTATGATTCATACAATGAGGTTGAGGTCTGGACCCCCCCATCGGGGCATGCTGCTGCGGTTTATGCCTATACAGATTACATTGCAGATCCGTGGTGGGCACCTGCTGGTCTGAATCGAGCCCACATTCTGCCGGCCCTTGAGATTGAAATGTCTCCTTCTCAGGGTGACCGTGACTTGATGTATGGCTATCCCAATGTGGTTAACCCGATTGTCAATTTCTTCCCGGATGGGGTTACCATCTGGGGGCAGAAGACAGCCCAGAGGAAACCATCGGCTACGGATAGAGTCAATGTCAGACGGCTCCTGCTGTATGCCAAGAAACTGGTATCTACTGTAGTCAAGTATCTCACCTTTGATCCGAATGATGATATTACCAGACGGCAGTTTGTTAACCTGGTTACCCCAATCTTCTCGGATATACAATCCAGGAGAGGTGTCTATGAATTTCGGGTTATTTGTGACGAGACAACTAATCCACCTGAAGTCATCGATCGAAATGAGATGCATGGTCGGATCTATCTGAAACCAACAAAAGCGGCAGAGATTATCCTGGTAGACTTTGTAATTGTGTCAACCGGGGCATCCTTTGACGAAATAGAGTACTAGAGCCTGGGGGACTTGCGTCCCCCTACTCTTCCCTTTTACAAGGAGGTTTAAATGCCTTTACTCCCAGCCAGTGCGGAACCGATTCGACTGTCGGATCCAATACGATCATTTGACTTTGAAGTAGTGATTCCTCCCTACATTCCAAGTCTTGCAGTTGAGACTGCCTTCTTTCCCAATGTAAGTGTTGAGGAAATTGAGCTTCCTTTCAGGAACTCAAGAACATGGGTAGCAGGCAGAGCAAATGTTGAACCAGGTACCATGACATGCAGAGATATTTTGCAGTTCAAAACAGCCGGTAATATCTGGAACTGGTATCTTACTGTATACAATGTTCTTACCGGAGGCATCGGGCTGACATCTCAGTACAAGAAAAATGGAACTATCCTGGCCTATCTTTCCAACGGCACCCCCTATTCCGGATGGACTATCGTAGGGGCCTGGCCTACCACATGCAACTTTGGCGTAGCCGACTACAATGCGAACGACGTTGTAAAAATTGAAACAACAATTCGATATGACGGGACAATAAGAGTAGGGACCTAGCGTTAAATATTAAGAAGGAGTAAAATAATGGTAGACGAGAAAAGTAATGTAGGTGACACAAAGGCTCAAACCATTGCTCAGGCAGAGGCCTTGAGGAAGCAGAGAATGGAACAAGCAAAGGCTAACCCCAAAACTATCCAGGAAGAACCACAGAATGTTCCCCCATCCTGGACTCCTCCCGATGGTGAAATTGGAAAACTACCAATGGGAGAACACAGGATTCCTGATGAATTATTGAGAAAGGCTGAATCTCAACCACGACCGCAGATCTCTGAAAACTTCAGTCAAAGAAAGAGGCAGGACAGATATAATTCTGAGCTGGAGAAAGCTTTTGCTTATACTATCAAGAAACCTCCAACATACCAGTTGGAGCTACCATCCAGAGGTCTTCTTTACAATGGGTATGTTCCTAATGGAATGGTCAATGTTACGCCTCTTACAGCCAGGGAAGAGAAACTTCTTTCCGGTGTGGGTGAAGTAACCGAGATCATCGATACCATCTTCGAGAGATGCGTTGATACCCGTGGTATGCGAGCGGAAGACTTCCTGGCCAGTGATCGTTTTTATGTCCTGATGATGTTGAGAGTCAATTCTTACGGTGCTGAATACAGCTTTCCGATAACCTGCGAACTCTGCAACTTTGACTTTGCAGAGACAATCAACATCAGTGAAGACCTTGAGGTTACCCGCCTTGAGGATGACGTAGAAGAGCCATTCCATATTATCCTGCCGTGGAGCCAGAAGGAAGTTGGGTTCCACTTGCTCCGGGGTAAAGAGGAAGCTAAGATTACCAGTTACACCAGACGTGTACTTGGTAGGCGTAGACAGAAGAGAGTAGCAAAACTTGAAGGTGACCCTGCTTTTACTTATCGGGTTGCCATTGCGATTGATACCCTTGATGGGATCGATGTGTCAGGTGAGGACCTCATTGACCGAAAGGTTCAGTTTGTTGAGTCCCTCGTTGGTGCTGATTCAGATGCGTTACAATCGGCAGTAGCCAATTCAGACTCCGGGATTGATACGGAGATGGATATCCGCTGCCCCAATTGCAGGAGGGTGAATACAATCATAATGCCGTTTACGGCAGAATTTTTTCGTCCTTCCGCGAGAAGACATGGCTAATGTTTTGACTCAGCAGTTCGATCTGTCATATCACACAAGTATGACGTATGAAGACACAGAACACATGCCGTCAACAGAGAGACAATTTTTTTACAGTAAACTTGTTGAAACGAAGAAAAAAGAAGAGGAAGCAATGAAAGGGGGCACCAGACTATGAGCACCAAGGATGATTTCCTCAATCTCTATTTGAGTAAGCCGGAGAGAATTATCTTCTCCGAGGCAACAATTGAGCCCCAGAATCCAATAGAGAAGACTGTTTATAGCGATACGTACAAAGCAACAGGGAATCGTGCTGCTGCCATGACTGGTGTTGATGCGCTTCGCCGGGTCAAAAAGATGGGGTTCAGCCCGGTCGAGATGATCAAGCACCTTGCCGGGGCCAGTGGTAAGGCTCGGGGTCCGATGAAGTTCCTTATTGGATATAGACCGTTTGCCGGACCATTCAGAGATACTAGATTTGTCCTGGCTCTGACGCTGAAAAGATACTCGGGTAACCAGGTTCGCTGGGGATTTGATTTTACTACGCAGAACCAGCCGTCCCGAAGTTGTGAAATGGAATATGATATTACCGGCGACGCTTTTCAGTTTGGTTTTTCAACCCCTATGTATCAGCTTCCAGGTGGATTTAAGATACCACCACAATTTATTTCAACAGGTCCAATGTCCTCCAAGGAATTTGCCCAGGATAGAACCCTTACAACTACAAGGACTCGACGTTACCTGCCGAGACATGCCCGCCGTGTTGAACTTCCTGGCTGGTTTGCCATGCAGAATGAATTTGAACGACACAACGTGGAAAAAATGCGAGGTGAGGGGTTTAAGGAGCCCCGCAAATGGGTTTCTTTCGCGCAGAATCCACATTGGGCATATCTTTCCTTTGGTAGAGGTCGGCATGTTTTCGATCCCAACGAAGTTTACAAGACCCTCCCAGGTTCGGGAGAAGATCATAACAAGGCTTATCGGGACAAAAATGTAAGACTCCGATATGCCTTTATTGGTCGGTATGAAGTCGGACCCGGGAAGGTCATCCAGGTATACCCTGGAATGCCAGTAGCTCAAGATCACTTTAAATACTGGCGGACGATGGGCGCAGGAAAGTAGGCTACTCTTTTAACATTGTCGGTGCACTCTTTACATTCGGAGACCCCGTATGCCCGAAATCTTCGGCAATATTCTCAACTATGAAATCGGTGTGAAAGACACTGCCTCCAAGGTTGTCAAGGGAGTTACTGATTCCATGAAGGCAGCAGTAGCTGCCGGTAAAGACATGAATAAGACTCTGACAACCGGCTCCGAAGACCTTGTCCAGAGCGTAAAAAAGGGGGAGAAGACTCTAGGTAATTCCATACTGAATTTCTTCAAGAGGGATCGAAGAGGTAAAGACGAGAAGTTGGAAATAGTTAAGGGCCAACTCAAAGACGTCGAAAAAGGGGTGGAAGGCATCAGGATAGTAGAGAAGTTGAAAGATATCGGAAAAGGTATCAAGGATCGTTGGCAGGGTTTCAAAGAGGTCCCTCTTGACATTCGTGTGGAGAATATAGTTGGCGCACTTGCTCCTCAGATAGGTATGGGACTTAAAGGTAGACTTCTGGCTGGTGGCGGAGGGAGCTTTCCTCCAATAATGATGCCGATTAAGATGCTATTGAAAGAATCAACTGCAATTGGTCAAATCAGAGAAGTATATGATTGGACCAATACGACCGTTAGTCTTTATGAAGTAATAGCTCGAAGAGGCACTTTCATCTCACCATTCCTGCAGCAGGTAAATATTATCAGGGGCGTCTGGTATAGAGCAACGGGTATGGTGACAGTCAGGACAGACACACTCAGTCGGAAAATTGCCCACCTCAGTAGATTCATGCGGGATAAATTGGCAACTGCTGTTGAAAAGGTCAGAAATAACTGGGAGGAATGGGTTGCAAGACTGGCTTTTGGCTCCTTGATCCTGGTTGCAGTAAAAGCTGAGCAGCATGTAAACAACATGCGTAAGCATTTTAATATTGGGATGAAGGACAGTGTTAAATATGTTGATTTGCTCGGTGTTGTCGCTACTAAGACTCGGTCAACCTTTGATGAGGCTGCGGAGGCCATAGCTGTTGGTCTTAATCGCGGATACAGATACGGAAAGAATTTGGTAGACTTTGCTATAAAAACAGTCAAACTCTCCAGCGTAACGGGAATAGCAGCCGAATCCATTGGAGAGATGGTTTATCGTATGGAACAATTCTATAAGATAAAACCGGATAAAGTTATAGGAGTCTTTGGGGCAATAAAGAATGCAGCAGATAAGACAGCAGCAACTGTAGACAGTCTTATTTCAAATATACAAGGAGCAGAGCTGGCCCTCCTAAGAATGGATAAGTCGGTTCGTGGTCAGGCAGTTCCTGGTATTGCCACCTTTACGGCAGCTATGGAAGATATCTGGGCGGATCCTTCTAATTTCACTGACATGCTCAATAATATTGGTGAAATTGGGGCTGGTTTTGACACCTTACGGGTGCATCTAGCCAAGTTTATGGGTAGTGAGCAGAAAGTAATGAAGGCTGTTACTCAGGGAGGAACCGAGGGTATTCGAGATGTCTTCTTCGGCCTTGCAGCCATGATTCAGAGTATTCCCAGGGATTCACTACGACTCTATACATCATATTGGTCAGAAGTAACGGGTCTTACCAAAGAAAACTTATTCAAGATTCATGATATGAGCAAGGAGCAGCTCTCAAAAATAGACAACTTATTCTCCGAAACTCTCGCAACAGAAAAACGGGCTAAAGAGTTTCAATCTCTCCACTTGGCTGCTCATACTACATTTGTTGGAATGTTTCAGAGCATCGTTAATTCCGTCAAGGGGGCGATGGCCTCTTTGGGTGCACCAATCCTTGGCGTAGTTAAGGCAGCTTTCTATCCATTATTTTCAGTAGTAACCGGTATAACCTCAGGTTTCCAGGATCTTTCTTTTGGGGCTAAATCCCTGGCTGCGGCTGTATTAGCTTTAGGAACAATAATGTCAGGGTATATAGCATTGAGTATCAAGTCCCGCCTGGCATCAAGGGCCTGGGGAGAGGCGGCTGTTTTCAGTGGGGACATTGTACGACATTTCAAAGTTCAACTTCTTGCAGCAAATATGGCTCTTGGTAGACAAACTGCATTACAGAAAGTAGCCACAATAGGCACCCTGACCTATGGAAAGGTGCAGCACTATGCTGCTTTGGCTCATAAGAAACTGTTTGGTAGGATTGTGGAATCAATAGCTCTCAAAAGCGCAGAGACTGGTGTTCTTCAAGGGGCTACGGCAGCCGAGACTCTCTATGCTGCAGTGAAAGAGGCCGTAGGGAAAGTAACAGGGTGGGTCAATACCAAAACAGCTATTGGAACAAAATTGAGTTTGTTCAGTGCCAGGGCCACAACGGCGCAAACGGCAGCTACTGCTGCTTTGGGGGCAGCAGAACAAGGTCTGATTATGACTCAGGGTAAGAGAGTCATGGGTTTAGCTAAGTTATCAAATATAACTGGCGCTTATCACAAAGTTATGGGCTATGGCAGATCGGCTCTGGGAGCATATGCTGAAGGTGCATCAAGCACTACAATATTCATTAAGGGACTTGGTGGGGCTTTACGAAATTCTACTAAATCCGGCACCTTATTCAGGGGTGCGTTAAAAGCACCACTAACTCTTTTTGGTCTATTTTCAAAGGGTTTATGGGGCATAACTACGGGGTTAGGCTTATTTGCTAAGCAAATGGCAATATCTATAGGAAGGTTTGCTATTGCATTTCCT